ATTTGATTGTTCGACATCCACTTCACCCGGAACAAAAGCATATAATAAAGCATTTACATTGTTAAGTAACACTGATTACTATGATATGAACATGTTAATAACACCGGGAATATTAAACAATAAACATGGCAATGTAACAAGTCTTGCAAGATCATTGGTACAAATGCGACAAGATACATTTTATGTTATGGATACACATGGTATTGATTCATCAATCACCAATGTAGTAACAGACACAGCTGTAATTGATAATAACTATGTAGCCAGCTATTGGCCATGGGTTCAAATTTTAAACCCATCAACTAATACACCGGTATATGTACCACCATCAGTAGTTGTTCCAGGAGTATTAGCATTCAATGACCGAGTAGCAGCACCATGGTATGCACCAGCTGGATTAAGTCGTGGAGGCATAACTGGAGTATTGGATACATATGTAAATTTAACACAAGCAAATCGTGATACATTGTATGAAAATCGTATTAATCCAATTGCAAACTTTCCTAATGATGGAATAGCTATATGGGGTCAGAAAACATTGCAAGCAGTGCCTAGTGCATTGGATCGAGTAAATGTACGTCGACTACTTATTGCAGTTAAGAAATTTATTGCATCATCAACAAGGTATCTAGTATTTGAACAAAATACATTGCAAACTAGATCTAGATTTTTAAATATTGTTGAACCATATATGACTCAAGTGCAAGCCAATCAAGGATTATTTGCATTTAAAGTAGTAATGGATGCATCAAATAATACGCCAGCATTAATTGATCAGAATATTTTATACGGACAAATATTTTTGCAGCCAACACGTACGGCTGAATTCATTGTTTTAGACTTTAATATTCAACCAACGGGTGCAGCATTTCCAGGACAGTAACAATTAATATATTATTTTTAATATCAATTGATATTTATATTAAAATAAGAAACCAATACAAAAATAATACAGGAATAATATGGCATTAGATAATACATGGGATGACACCTTAACCGGCAGATTAGGAACAGCGACAGGCGTAGACACAGATCTTGCTGATTTTGGAACTGATAACGCGTTTTTCCGTAACGCATATAATTGGGAACCAAAAAAACAACATCAATTTATTATGAGCATAGCTGGAATTCCTGCATATCTTATTAAGACTGCTGCAAAACCTACTATATCAAATGGTGAAATTACATTGGATCATATTAACGTGCAAAGATACGTAAAAGGAAAATCAGTATGGAGTACAATGGCAATAACATTGTATGATCCAATTGAACCTTCTGCTGCAGGCGCCGTTATAGAATGGGTAAGATTACATCATGAGTCTGTAACAGGACGTGATGGTTATTCTGAAATGTATAAAAAAAATATTCAACTTCAACAATTATCGCCATTAGGTGAAATAATTGAAGAATGGAATCTAATTGGTGCATTTATAACTGAAGCCAATTTTGGATCACTAGATTGGTCAGCTGAAGAAGTAGTAATGATTGATTTGACACTTCGATTTGATTATGCCAAATTAGCATATTAATCAGTAAATTATAGAATTTAAGTAGATGTGGGGTTATCGCCCCACATTTTTTATGTGCGTACATATTTATAATAAAGTTATAAAAGGACATTCAAATGACAAACGTTTCAAGCAAATTAAACAATCAAGATCTAGTTTTATTGGCAAAAAAAAATTATGAAAACAGTCAACGGGCTAAAACACCTGGGACTATAGTAACATTGCCAAGTAACGGACTAGTATATCCAGAATCATCAATATTACGTAGCAATAGTATTGAAATGCGATTTATGACAGCATATGATGAAGATATTTTAACAAATAGCTCATATCTAAAAGAAGGTGTTATATTTAAAAAATTATTGGAATCATTAATATTAACACCAGGAATAGCTCCAGACGATTTAACAGTTTCTGACCAAGATAAATTAATCATTGCCGCACGAATACATGCATATGGCCCAATTTATCCGGTACTAGTTGAAGATCCAAAAACAGGTGCTAAATTATCTAGAGAAGTTGATTTATCAAAATTACAACATAAACCATTTGCATTGGTTCCTAATAAAGATGGTGAATTTGAGTATGCATCATCAGATAACAGCATACAACTCAAGTTTAAATTTATAACTGCAAAAGAAACATCATTAATTGGTGAAGACAATGCAGCATCCAAATTAATGGAACTATCAATAACTGAAATAAATGGTAATCGAGATAAAGCAGCAATTACACAATTTCTTAAATTTGAAATGCGTGCAATTGAAGCAAAAAACTTTAGGACCTATTTAACTACAAACAGTCCTGGAATAAATTACAATGTACAGTTTGAGGGTGAAGATGGAGGCACCTTCGATGCTAGCTTTCGCTTGCAAGCAGACCTTTTTTGGTTTTAAACCTGAAGATCAAGTACAACTGCATGATCATATATTTGAATTAATATGGGCCGGAGGCGGTCGATGGGATTGGGATACAATCTATAACTTGCCTATTCAAATTCGCAATTATTGGGTTAGAAAAATAAATGCAATGAATGATACAGCACCAACCCCTAGAAAATAATACAACATAAATAAATTGATTGAATATTTATTTATAAAGGCGATATGAATAATCATGCAAATTTAATATATCAGCTAAAACAACATGCACGTATTGGTATGCCCGATGGCAATAAATTAGATGATACAGGCAACGAAGCTGCTAAAGAAAAAGCAGAAGGCGCCGCAAAAGCTTTTGCTGAGTTAGGCGATAGAGCTAAAAAAACAGCAAATTCGTTGGAAGGCCTCGAGGATGCCACAAAATACGTAGAAAATCAATTTCAATCGCTAAAAAAAGCATTACCTAGCTTAAGCAAAATAATGTCAGAAATAGTAGATGTTGTAAAACAATCTACCGGAGCAAACATGGGATTTTCTCGTGGTTTAGGTATAGTAATTGCCCAACAGAGAAAATATACTGATGGCATCAAAACACAAGTAAAAGCCAATACATATCTTGAAGAATCAAACCTAGGTTTAGCAACCGCATTTAATTTAAATAGAGAAAAGGCAGCTGATTTCATGCATGCACTAAGAGGTCAAGCAACTACCTTAGAAATCGGTGATGAAAAACTTGCAAGCTATGCAGGATCATTGGATGGCTTAGCCCATGGATTTATTAATGCATCTAATGCAAACGACAAATACGTTAAAGACATGATGCAAGGTCAAGAAATAATGCAAAATCGACTAGGACTTTCTGAACAAGAAGCCCAAGCATTTGAATCATTTTCTGCAGGAATAAACAAATCATCAACTGATAATCTTTTAAAAGTTCAAGAGTTTGCTAATCAAATGTCCAACACTGAAGCGTTTAAGGGCGTCGATCCGTTACAAATGCAAAAAGATATTATAGCTGATATTGCAGAAATGTCTCCGGATATTCAAATGCAATACAGTCGTATGCCACTAGGATTAATGAAAGCAACTCAATATGCAAAAAAATTGGGTATGAACATGGAGCAACTCCATAAAACCGGCAAAGCATTTTTAAACATAGAACAATCAATTGGACAAGAATTAGAATACCAATTAATATCAGGTCAACGACTGCTTACAGAACAAGGCACTAGTTTAACAAATGAATATAGAATGGCAACTATTAAAGGGGATGGATTAAAGCAAGCCCAATTAATGAGTAGATTCCTAGAAGATCAAGGCGACACTTTAGAAAATAATATGTACGCCCGTGAAAAAGCTGCTGAGTTATTTGGTATAGACGAAGCTCAATTATCAAAAAGCATACAAAAACAAAAATTGTTAGACAGCTTAGGAGCAACTAATTTAGTTGAAATGGCTAATGGCGACATGGAAACCGTATATAAGGAGTTAGCTAGAAGCGGCGCAGACCCAAAAGATATATTAAAATTAAGAGAAGCATCAGATCTCCGGCCTACTGAAAAAATCGCAAACGATCATTTATCAGCAATTGAAGCCAATACTAGCCGTGAAATGGTAGAAGGACAAAAAACCATAACAGGAAAAACCGCAGGCCAACAGGTTGCAACAGCATCAACAGAATCACTTGATTTAGTTAAATCATATAAAAATTTAATTACAATGTTTGACGACCCTAGACTTGCTACTGTTTTAGGACAAGCAGCAAATGTCGCCGGCAGCATGAAGCCAATATCAACCGGCCTGTTATCATTATCAACCGGCATACCAGGATTAGAAAAAGCCATGAAAGGATTAGATGCTACAATAACAGCTCTAGGCGACGTATCTATTATAGGAGGTACAGTGACCCAAGAAATTGAGGGCACCAAGAAGAAAAATGACGATGCATTACTTATGAATGACGGTGTAGTCCAATTCAATAAAGCAGATAAATTCATGAAAGTATCTGACTCAACCATGATAGCAGGAACCAACGTCGATGGAAATAAAAAGCTAGCTCGAGCAATAACAACAGGCGGCGGGGCAAGCATTGATTACAATCAAATGGCCATGGCCATTGTATCAGCCATGAAGTCTGCAACATTTGTAGCCACAGTTAAACCAGATTTATTATTTAACGGAAAGAAATACTAATGGCGTTTTTTGTAAAATCGAACGAACG